CCGTCAAAAGGTATTCATCAACGAATACCTAAAATGCTTTAATGCTACGGAAGCGGCAAAGCGGGCGGGATACTCTGAGAAAAACGCTTTTCATTTGGGGTGGGAGGCTTTACAAAATCCCAAGGTGAAAGAAGCAATTGACAAGCGACTCGCTGAAGTGCACATGAGTGCAGATGAGGCCCTTAAGTTACTTGCTGATATTGCCCGTGGGGATATTGGCAACTATCTTGCCATTGGTCCTGATGGATTTTCTATTGATTTGAACGGTGCTAGGGATAAAACGCAACTTATCAAAAAGGTGAAACAAAAGAAAACCACAATCACAAGCAAGAATGAAACCCGTGAAATTGAAGTAGAGGAAGTAGAGCTCTATAGTGCGCTGGATGCGCTGGATAAAGTGCTGCGGGTACATGGGCGGTATCAAGATGCGCTGACACTGAACGACAAATCAGCCACAACAAAAGATGCGCATTTTGTGTTACCCGTTGGCATAATTGCACCAAGTTTTATTGACGCGGATAGGGACATTGATAAAAGAGCCCATACTGAGTATGTGTTTAGAGGTGGACGTGGCTCTACCAAATCAAGCTACATCAGTGAAAAAATAATCGGTTTGTTGAAAAATAATCCCAACATGCACGCACTTGCAACCCGTCAGGTTGCAAATACTCTGCGAGATTCGGTTTATGCCCAATTGCAATGGGCGGTAAGTGAACTCGGATTTAGTGATGATTTCAAATGCACTACAAGCCCTCTCGAAATTGAGTACACCCCCACAGGACAAAAGATATATTTTCGCGGTGCTGATGATCCGGGCAAAATCAAATCTATCAAACCTGCGTTTGGTTATATTGGTATCTTGTGGTTTGAAGAGTTGGACCAATTTCATGGACCGGAGGCAATCCGAAAAATAGAGCAATCGGTTATTCGTGGTGGTGACGAGGCGTTTATTTTCAAGTCATTCAACCCCCCACCCACGGCAAACAATTGGGCTAATCGATACGTAGCAATTCCCAAGGCTACCCAATATCAACACTTTAGCAACTTCTTGGGACTGCCCAAAGAATATTTAGATTTATATCTACAAGCCAAAAAGGATAAAGAAGTCAAGGTAATACCACTTGATGAAATGATTGCTTTATGCACTCGCTTTGCAGTGCCTACTGAATGGTTGGGTAAGGCGTGGCTAGATGAGGCAGAACATTTAAGAAACACCAATCTCACGGCCTATGAAAATGAATATTTAGGTCTGCCCACCAACGACGGCGGCGTAGTATTTGACAATGTACGTATTGAGGCAATTACCGACGAACAGATAAAACAATTCGACCGCATTTTGCACGGGCTTGATTGGGGATTTTATCCCGATCCTGCACATTACTCAAAGATGCATTACGACGCGGCGCGAAGGACTTTATATATCTTCGGTGAGATTCGAGAATGGAAAAAAAGCAACGAAGATTTACATAAACTAATTGTCGATTCTCAAATGTATGCCGACTATGAAATGCTTATTGCTGATAGCGCGGAGCCCAAATCAATAAATGATTTCCGTGCATATGGGGCAAATTGCAGGAGTGCCGAAAAAGGGCCCGAATCAGTCAAGTATTCTATCAAGTGGTTGCAAAGTCTAACAGCGATCGTAATTGACAACACCCGTGCACCCTACACAGCGGAAGAGTTTCTCAATTACGAATTTGAACGTACAAAAGACGATGAAATTATTAGCGAATATCCCGATAAAAACAATCACGCAATCGATTCGGTCCGGTACGCATGTAACATGATTTGGAGGCGCAAAGGTGAGTAAATTTTGGATGTTGATCATGCTTATGATTTTTGTGGGCGGTGGTGACTGGCAACCCATTGCACCAATTGTTACTGTGCAAGATGGAGTCATCATTGGCAACACCCTCCCCATGTGGGGCACGATGTGTAAGGCTGAAGCTGTGCGTGGTGGGCCTGATATGAGTTATCCAATATCCTACTCAGTAGGTGTTGGTGAGCGTGTACGCCTGCATGAGCCCTCAAACCCCGATGGAACCTGGGTATCAATCGGTGCCGCGCAATGGGTGCCGATAAATTCATTGTGTTGGAATGATGCAAGGTGATTTATGTTTCAACGAATATTAAGCTGGATTAGAGAGGTACTAAAAAAGATGACACTCAATACATCTTCAGTAAAACAGGCTATGAGGTTGGACGTTGCGCTATCCACATTGATGGCAAACGAATTGCAAAAGTGGAGTCAAATCTATCTCAACCAATCACCCTGGCTTGGGCCTGATGTGCAATCACTCAACCTGGGTGCGGCGATTGCGTCAGAAGTGGCCCGGGCCGTGACCATTGAAATGGATGTGCAGGTTGCGGGAGGTCCGCGGGCAGATTTCTTACAGGCACAACTAGCCCCCACTCTCGCCAATATCCGTACCACTACTGAGTATGGATGCGCCAAAGGTGGGTTGATGTTCAAGCCTTACATCAAGGGTGATGCCATTGCGGTGGATTTTGTGCAAGCGGATATGTTCTACCCAATTGCCTTTGATGTAAACGGCAAAATGACCGCGTGCGTGTTTGCCGATCAAAAGACAGTGGGCGATGTGTTTTACACACGCTTGGAATCACACACCCTACTGAGTAGTGAGTACCAGATTGTCAATCGTGCATTCAAGAGCACCGCAAGAGACACGCTTGGCACTGAAATCCCTCTTGCCAGTGTTGCAGATTGGGCAGAGTTAGAACCTGAGGCAATCATCACGGGTGTGGATAGGCCACTATTTGCTTATTTCAAGATGCCCGCGGCGAATTCAATTGATCCAACATCACCATTAGGTGTGAGCATTTATGCCCGCGCTGCACAGGGTGATACCAAGTGCTTACTCCAAGAAGCTGATGAGCAATGGAGCAACTTGCTATGGGAGATGGAATCCGGCCAACGGGCACTCTACACCACGCCTGATGCATTTGGAAAAGACAAAAACAATAAACCAGTTTTGCCCAAAAGCCGATTGTATCGATTGCTAGATTTGGCATCTGTGCAAATTGACAAGCCCGGATTTTTCCAAGATTGGACTCCCACGCTGAGGGAGCAAAACATCCTGAATGCGCTTGATGCCATTTTGCGGCGCGTTGAATTTGCAAGCGGGCTGAGTTATGGCATTTTGTCCAATCCAGAATCAATTGCACTCACTGCAACGGAGATCATCAATAGCAAGCAACGGTACTATGCCAATGTAGTGGATATTCAAAAGGCACTGCAAACCGCGCTTGATGATTTGCTTTATGCCATGGATGTGTGGGCTACTCTCAGTGGCGCGCCAAAAGGCACCTACTCAGTAGTGTACTCGTTTGATGACTCCATTGTGGCTGATGATGCTACGCAGTGGGCGCAAGACACAACTGCTGTCACAATGAATGTCATGCCCAAATGGATGTTCCTTGTACGCAACTACGACCTTGACGAAGCCACGGCCAAGCAATGGATTGCAGACGTGCAAACGGAAACGCCGCCGCAGACGTTTTTCCCGGGTGACAATTTAGGTGCATGATGGCAAAGCGAATTCAAATGATAAGCGGCGATGAATATGATGCCCTCACTCGTGCAAAGAGGTTTTTTGATTGGCGAGCCGGTGAGCGAAAGCGCATTAAACGCAATTACCGAAAACGTGAGCGGGCACAAGCAAAGCAAACCATCGTGCGTTGCGATGGTGGCGAACCGGGTGCATAAATGCTAACTGCCGATCAATTTGATGCCCTCACAGAACCAATCATGACTCTATTCGAGGAGTATCAAACTACCGTGATTTGTGACATTGCGCGGAGATTGAAGGGCTTAGATTTAGCCAGTGCCGCATGGCAAACACAAAGACTCACGGAGTCAGGCGCATTGTTTCAAAGCGTGTTGAAAGAATTGGCGAAACTCACAGGCAAGAGTGAGAGTGAGATTGCATCCCTACTCAGTAGGGCTGGTGTTCGTGCTATCAAGTTTGATGACAAGATTTATAAACAAGCAGGCTTGAAACCACTACCATTGAACATGTCACCGGCGATGCTACAAACTCTCAAGGCCACTCTAGCCAAAACCAATGGCATTGTAAACAATCTCACCAAAACCACGGCACTTACCGCACAGCAATCATTTATCCATGCCGCAGACTTGGCACATCAACAGGTAGCATCAGGCGTGATGAGTTATGACCAGGCAATCAGGGCGGCAATAAAGAATGTCGCTGCACAAGGATTGGATGCAATCGATTACGCAACTGGACACACAGACAAACTTGATGTTGCCATGCGGCGTACCGTGCTTACGGGTGTTGCACAGACCGCCAATCAATTGCAACTCACACGCGCTGATGAAATGGGATCCGATTTGGTTGCAGTTTCAGCCCATGCAGGGGCACGTAACACAGGTGTTGGACCCGCAAACCATCAAGGATGGCAAGGGAAGATTTATTCACGTAGTGGGCAGTCTAAGAAATATCCCCCATTCGTGGAGTCCACTGGTTACGGCACGGGTGAGGGTTTGGGCGGGTGGAATTGCAGACATAGTTTTTACCCATTCTTTGAGGGTATATCAGAAAACGCCTACAGCAAAGAAGAGCTTAAGGACTTTCGACACAAAAAGGTTACTTATCAGGATACACAAATCAGTCTGTACGATGCAACCCAAGTGCAGAGGGAGATTGAAAGAAAAATCAGGTTTTGGAAACGTCAAGCGGCGGCACTGGATGCTGCAGACTTAGACTCCACGCGGGAGGTTATGAAAATTCGAGAGTGGCAAAGCAAGATGCGAGACTTCATCAAGCAAACCGGACTTGACCGTCAAGGGGTGCGGGAACAAATAATTTGAAAGGAAATGCGAAATGAATATTTGGGATTTTTTACCTGAATTTGTGATTGAGTTGGAAAATCAATTAAGAGAAGATGCGAAACGTTGGGGGGATACATGGTTAAAACGCACGCGAGAGGGCCAAGAATTAAGAACTAAAGAAACATTTCGTGATTACTTTGACCAGTTTGAAAATTCTAGTATTCCAGTTCCTTGGTTAAAAATAGCAGGTGGCGCGTTAATTTGTTGGGTGCGTGAAAAACATCCCGAATTTTGGGAAAAATAAAAGGACATTATGTTTAATTCAACGCTTCCCACCAAATTACGTGAGATTTTCGGAACATCAGAGGAAACCAGGAAAGACATTTTACAGGTAGTTATCAGTGACACGCATTCAGGCAGTAATTATGCGTTATTTGTCAATCGGTTATGGCAAGGATTGAAGGGGCAAAACCACACGCCAACATCAGGGCAAGAGCGAATCCGCGGGCAGTGGGAACTATTCGCGGAGGAGGTGAGGCAGGCAAGGCAAAATAAAAAGGTTATTCTCGTGCACAATGGCGATGCCATTGACGGTGATCATCACGCCTCGGGCGATGTTTGCACACTCAACCCCAAGGAACATGCCGACATTCACATTGAATTGATGAATGAATTGCAGGGCCTGATTGAATGGCAAGCCGGTGATGATCTCTATTACACCCGGGGAACCCAAACCCATGTGAACGAATACGAATACTACATTGGCGAGCAAATGAATGCTGTCCCATGTGGTGAGTTTTATTGTTGGGACACTTTACCCCTACTGAGTAATGGTGTTTTGAGTTGGTTTGTGCATCACGGACCATCCCGCGGTAAGGGCGCGAATGAAGGCAACCCCGTGATAAATTGGCTGAAAAACATCTATTATGACGCTCTCAAAGATGGATCCCAAACACCTGACATTATCTACACCGGCCACGTACACGATCCCACATATGCATCATGGGCCTGGCGCGGGCAGAATTTCACCTGGCACCAAATGCACGGTGTAATTC